ACGCTTACCCTCTTTGATACTGAGATAAGACTGCTCAGTAAAATCAAGGTCAGGATCTTGGTGCAAACCAAGACCATTCAGAAACTGGTTCAGATCATAAATGGCGAAGTCACGAGGAAACTCTTCCGTAATGTCTGCTTCTGCAAGAATATTCTTTGCAACAGAAATAGTGCGAAGTTTGTTACCCTCTTTCACAAGAATAGAATTATTGATTCCCGCAAAGTTTTTGAGAATAACAAGGGTATTGTCAGAAAGTTTCATAGTTTTATCTTGGATTTTCATAATCAATAAGGATAGTTGTTAGAATTATTCTTGTGCAGACCAGCAAAGTGATAAAGAAGAACACAATAGTGGATTGCTTTCAGAATGTCCATCTTAGATTTACCATTCTTCTTACCAAAGCGCGAGAGATATTTGATAGCATTTGAACGAGTAAATGCTTCTGCATCACCAATACTCTCAATCAAATCAAGAGTTTGAGTTTTAGATTGTTCAGAAGTGTAATGAGAATGATAAGTACTTGAAAGGTATTCTTCTACTGCTTTCAGAGTTTTATCTTCTTCATATTTCCAGAAACCGTTTTTGTTCGTGTCTTCGGGCATTTTCAAATCAAAAGTAATAGTATCAGGTGAGTGATTTCCAAAATAAGAGAATGGAACAGACTGTGCTGCGTAAATAAAATCTTGGGCACCACTAAAAGAAATAGTATCAGATCCTTCACCACCATAGATTACAGTATCTTTCCAAGAATCTGGAAGTGAATTTTCGTAAGTGCTCTCAAAGTTTTCTGACATTTTGTTTCATAGTAAAGGATAAAAAGGAGGCACATTGACCTCCATATATTCTATCAGTTTGCCTGCTGTTCGTCAACAGGAAGTTGGAAATCAACATCAACCTTGTCGTACAGTTCAAGAAATCCTTGCTTGCTTACATCATCAAAACGATTAATGCACACTTGAATTGCTTTTGCCTTGTCACCAAAGATGCTATAAGCACGAATGATGTGAACCAGGCGGCGAGTGCTGATGATTTCCTCAATACCACCATCGTAGAAGGTCTTGCGGATGATATCTGCCCAGTCCACCAGGCGCTTGCAGAAATCACGGTCTTCTACGCCAAGATCCAGAGCGATGCCTTCCAGGATCTTCTGCTCGGTCGCAGGGGCGGGATAGGACTGTTCAAAGGTCACAGGGAATCGTTCCAGGAATGCCTCATTGAGCACATTGGTGCCGATGAAGCGACCGTCATCAGAACCCTTACCTTTGGTGTTAGCGGTGGCAATCACATTGAAACCAGCAGCAGGTTTCACAAAGCGACCAATCTTTTTAAGGAACACACCCTTACCTTCCAGAATAGATTGAAGGCACAGGATCTTGTTGGAAGCAAGGTCAATCTCATCCAGCAGCAACACGGCACCACGTTCAAGTGCTTCCACCACAGGACCATTGTGCCACACGGTTTCGCCATTCACCAGACGGAAACCACCGATCAGGTCATCTTCATCGGTTTCAATGGTGATGTTTACACGAATAAGTTCGCGTTTGAGTTGAGCACACGCTTGCTCCACAGAGAACGTTTTACCGTTACCCGAAAGACCCGTAATGAACGCAGGATAAAAGATACGGGACTGAATAATTTTTTTAATATCGTTAAAGTTACCAAACTTGACGAAGGTATCATCTTTGTCAGGAATAAGATTTTGTTCAGTGGCAGGAAGAACGGCAGGTGCTTGGAAAGAACGCTCAATCTCATCAACACGTTGTTGAGTCACTTCCAAATTCCAACGACCACGTGAGGTTTTATAGTTTTCAAGGCGACGAGTTACAGTTTGATAGTTCAGAGAACGAGAAGCACAAAATCCTTTCAGATCTCCAGCAGTGATTTCAGATCCGTAAAGTTCTTTGATGCTTTCAATAAGTTGTTGATCGTTCACGGAAGACTTGCGAGGCATGATGTAGTTAGGTTGTTTGTTTCAACAAAGTAATTATACAAGCAAAAGGGGGGTAAAAACCCCCCAATGTGCCAGTTTGAAAATTGGATCAGGCAACCAACTCCACAAATTCCCCAAGAATTTTTTTGTTCATCTTTTTGGACTTCAAACTCTTAACAAAAGCAGATTTGATTTGTGCTTTGGTTGCACATTCGTGTACATCAAATTCACTGTCCTGAGCAAGGGCGCTAGCAGAAAGACCGAAGTAAGAATGATACCCAGACTTCTTAATAGTGAATGCTTTCTCTTTTTTCCAAGAACTCATTGTCTTTTCATAATCAGGTCCAAAGAATCCACAGTAACGACGAATGAAAGAACCAGCATCACGTGATTCAAGAACACGAATACCAATGAAGTTAATATCAGCAAACCTATCCCGAAGATTGCGAAGCAGAATGTCAGTAAACTCGTGATAATCACAATCACAAGAATAAGTCATACCAGTCTTACGATCACGAATGAATGCATTAGGACCGATATGTGACGTGCCCATAAAAGGTTCTTCCTCCCAGCGACGCTGAACTTCACGGTGATATTTGAGCATAGATCCTTCACCATCACTCAATACAACACACTGAACTTTTTGAAGTTTGTTTTCACTCTGAAACTTTGGAAGAATCTGATGAAGAGAAATCATTGCCTCATTCAAAGGAGTGCCAGAAAGACTCATTCCAAGAGGAGCAGAATAACGTACATATGAATTATATCGGAAGGATGCTGCAAGGCGAAAGATATTTTTCATTTGAATATCCAACGTCTTACCATTCACTTTACTAGTAATCAGATTCATCATAGAGAACCATTCACCAACTTGAACAAGACCATCACGCTTTTTGTAGGAGAGTTCACGAAGGTTTGCTTTGCCTTCTGCATCATAACTTACAAGAGGATAATCGGTAGTGAAAGCATAAACTTCAAAAGGAATAGAAACTTTTTTGCAGAACCAAACAAGATTGAAAAGTTGCTTAACAGTATCCACCATTACATTACCCATTGAACCAGACCAGTCCAGCACAAACACCAGACCGTGATTCTTACCATCAGCAAGTGTAGTTACTTTGCTGAAGATATCTTCATTGTACTTATAAGTATGCAGTTTAGAGCAATCCAAAACACCAGTGCGAGAAGTTGAGGCACGTGCATAAGAATCTGCTGCCTTCCGACACTCAAACTCTTTCACTAGATAGTTGACTTCTTTTTGAGCAGAACGCTTGAACTCAGCAAACTTCTTATCAACCTCACCAAAAATATCATTTTCAGAGTATTCATTTTTTTCAAGGTAGTTGCCCCACTCCAAAAGACACTTTTGATGAATCTCCGAGTTAGGAACAATAATCTTATTCAGATCAACCTGAGGAAGTTCAAGATAAACATTCTCATAACCGTCATTATTGACTAGATCTTTAAGTGCCTCTTCAAGATTATCCATCGTCTTAACTTCAGGTTCTTCATCTTTCTCAGAACCCTGAGAAGTAGATTGCTTCTCCTGCCCAGTTTCGCTAGACGTAGGAGATTCGGAAGTTTCATCCTGAGGTTGGTCATTCTCACCCTCTTGCTGATCTGAAAAATCAGAGGCAGGTTGTTGACTTGCACCAGAATCCTGCGATTCCAGATTGTCCATCGGAGTCTTGGTTTCTTCCTCTTGCTTATGCTTACAATACTTATAAAGTGCTTCTGCAGCAATCAGAACATCGGCAAAGGTTTCGGTTTCTGCAATCAGGTTGATAATCTCAGTCTCTTCACCACGCTCAATAGGCACATCAACATAGTTACCAACCTTGAACCACAGGTTTGCACGGTCGGCAAGATTATAAGTATCCAGATTATCATCCTTGATTTGGAAGAAATCCTCATCAGCAAGTTCTTTGTATCCGTTATAGAAGGTCTTGGCAAGACCAGCATAACGACGTTTCATTAGTTTCTCAATGCGAGCATCCTCCACCACATTCACAAACTGTGGAGGAATCTTGTGTTCCTTCAACCAATCTTCATCAGGTGTATAAAGAGCGTGTCCGACTTCGTGACCCACCAGAAGATCATAAACAGTTCCACTTGCACGTTCCCATAGAGGAAGAGTCAGAACACGAGTATGAACATTGAAACAAGCAGTCTCCACCTTCTTATGCTCAACCACAAGATCTTCTGTGGCAAGAAGTTTAGCAAGTTGGGACTTGATTTCGTGGCGAACGGTCATAGGTCTGATTCTTTACAGGACCATTATACAAAAAAAGGAGGTCAGAAGACCTCCTAATGTGCCAGTTTGGGAAGTGGGTCAGACTCCCTTTAAACGAATTCCAGTGATCGGATCATAACCTGGTTTGTCACCTTTGTATGTGCCACCCGCATTTCCTGATCCTCCTTTATTCACAATCCCCTTTGCTCTCTGATAATCAGGAGATTCTAAATCTTTATCTTTTGGGATTAATTGCTCAACAATACTTCCTTTCCACTCTTCACTCATATTTGCCATAATAGCAAGAGCTGCTTGATTGGTATCAGCGTAACCTTCGGCAACTAGGTATTCTAGAATAACATCAAAAAGATCAGTTTCTACTTCTTCCTTTGCTTGTGCCTTGAACATCGCAGCAGCAGCAACTCTTTCACCTGCTTCCTTTGAACCATACTGCTTTGCCGCTTTTTCTGCAACCTTTTCAAAACCTTTACCCGGTTTGCCGATATCTTTACCAGCACGTGCTTTCTTAGCAAGTGCAGAACGCTCCTCCGCAGAAGGCATTACTTTCTTACCAGTCCCGTGAGCAATTCTTTTTGCTTCGGTAACTTCTTCTTTCTTCTTTTCTTTCTTCTTACCATTCATTTCAGGAGTCTCTTTTTCAGTCTTCTCCTCATCCTCACACTCACAATCAGATTCAACAATGACTTCTTCTGGTTGAGCATAAACGGAAGCATACGCCTCCATCAGATCTTTTACTAGTTTTGCTTCCATTTTACCAATAGTTTTTTAGTTATTTAGCATTTAACCAATATCACCCTCTGTTGGGGCACCATATCTCCTCAACCAAATCTTAGTACCAAGTTCTTTTGCTTTTGCAGGATCTGATACTCTCAATCTTTCATATTTTTGCAATTCTGGATCAATTGGTTTAGCAGCAGGTTTTACTGCTGGTTTGGCAGCGGCAGGTTTTACTGCTGGTTTGGCAGCGGCAGGTTTTACTGCTGGTTTGGCAGCGGCAGGTTTTGCCGCAGGTTTTGGAGAAACACCTGCTCTCCTCAGAATTTCGGGAGTAGGCATTGGATCATTTGGAACACCTTTATTAAGATCTCCACGAGCTCTGGCAGCAGTTAATGTGCCATCAGCAGTTGGTCTAGGTGCCATTACAGCAGCGGCAACTCCAAGTGGCGTAAGATTTCTAAGTGAAGCAAGTGTTCCAAGTCCTTGAAGAAGTTTAGATCCACCACCAGGCATTTGTGGTTTTACTGATGGTTTTGTGGAGGTTGATGGTTTTGGTGTCAACTTATCAACACCAGATGGTTTAGGAGCAGGTTTAGATGCTGGTTTTGTACTTGGAAGTTCTCCCATTAAACCACCACCAGTCATTCTATTCAATCTCTGAACATCTTGGAACTGTTGAGATCTTACTGAAGTTGCAGGTTTTGCTGCCTGAGTTGCTGCTGTTGGTTTTGCAGCAGGAAGCAATCCACGAACATTGGTCTGTGACGGTCTTAATTGAGATTGTGGTTTAACTGCTTGTTGTACTCTACCCCACAAGTTTCTAGCACCAGAGACAGTATCAGAAACTTGCCTCCAAGGATCTGGAAGAATATTTCTAACACCTTGTGGCAATAAACCACGAGGATTCGATCCAGATAATCTTGTTGAAGATGGCAATTCTCTAACAGTTACTGGTTGAATTCTTGTACTTACTGGTTTTCCAGTAAGTGGTTTAGCAGTAGGAGTTATAGCACCAGGTTTAGCAGTAGGAGTTATAGCACCACCAGGAGTAGCACGAGTTATAGCACCACCGCGAGCAGAACTAGACGAAGGTGGTAATGCTCCACGAACATTAGGACCAGAAGAACCAGTTAGTGCTCTTGTTGATGTGGTTGGTTTAGTGGATGATGGTTTAGTAATATCTTGAATTCTATTTCCTGTTGTTCCACCTCTCCAAGGATCTGGAGAAATGTTTGATCCCCTAGGAGAAGTTCTAATAGTTTGCGTAGATGTTCTAATAATTGGTGCTGGTGACTGTGCTCTTACATTTGGTGCCTTTACTGGTGCAGATGCAGATGGTGCAGACCCTGCTCCAATAGATGTTCCAAGAATATCAGATACTCCTGCTCTTAAAACATTTCTGGCAACTTGCCCAGCAGTAACTCCAGGTTTTCCAATTCCAGTTCTACTCTGAACTGCTCTAATAAAATCATTCCAAGCCGCTTCATTTACAAGTTCAACCATAATTTGGTTGCTCTGTTGCTCAGTATATCCCTCATCAAGAAGAATTTCTAGAACTTGATCATAGATATTAACTTCTTCTTTAACTGGTGATGATATTTTTGTCCAATCAGTTTGTCGAATAGCATTACGATTTATAATTGGAATTGGAGGAGGAACAGGTCCACCTCTAAATGTAGGTCCAGGACCCATTGTTGTACCAAAGTCTCCTGGTTTAATTTCTGGTTTAGGTGTAGGAAGGGTAGTAGTAGAAGTTGGTGCAGTTGGTTTCACAACAGCAGTAGGTTCGGGAGTGCCACTCATCATTCTCTGAACTCTTTCCTGCCCTTCAATACCTGCTCTAAGTTTATCAGGGCCAAGAAGTCTCTTTGCTCTTGCACTCATTAATGCTTGTGCTTCTTTCGAAGGACCTGCCATCGTTGCCTGAGCAGATGCCTTACGGAGATCATCAAGTTCTTGTTGAAATGACTTTTGAGGAGCGGCAGGAGGAGTAACAGTAGAAGAAGTGCTGCTAGGACTGGCAGTGGTTGTAGATGGTTGAGAAGTTACTGGCGTAACTGTTCTTTTACCAGATGCATCATATGATACATTTACAGGTTTTCCACCAAGAGTTGCTGGATATTGTTTACCAACTGTTACGGTTCCACCCTTACCACCAGCGGCAGCAACTGTTTGCGAACTAGTTGTAGTTGGTTTAGGTGATGTTTGAGTAGTAGTAGTAGCGGTAGTTGTTGTTTGTACTGGTTTTGGTTTAGGTGCTGTAGATGCCGCCTTCAATTCATCAGGAGTTGGTGTTGTTCTTCCATCGGTAGGATAAGTCAGTGTTCCATCAGGTTTTACCAAATACCGATTTCCACCAAATACGGTATATTGTTGCTCATAAATTGAATTATATGCTTCTTGTAAACTTTTATAATTTTTGTCGCTCATCTCTAAAAGACACTTTTTAGATATTTATCAAAAAAGAAGCGCCCCCATTTTGGAGACGCTTCTTGAGTGCTTGGCGACGTGCTTTTGCTTGTCGGAGTGCTTGCGGTTTTAGTTTTCGCTTTTGCTCCTTTTTTGAATGGTGGTAGCGATTTGGGACTTGCATTAGTCTTGTGCTTGTGGAGACATCATACGAGAAAAACCTTTGACTTTTTCAAACCTTATGACACTTTCAAATTTGTCATGCAGGTCTGACTTATGAGAGATCACAAAGATATTAGCATCTTTAATCACATAACGGATAATCTTCAAGAACTCATCAGTGCCGAAACCATCAAGTGAAGAATCAAATACCTCATCCATAATCAGCAGATTGGTATTAACGGAGTTTTTGACTCGGGCGACTTCTCTCCAAGTGAAGAGAAGGGCAAGGTCGATTCTCATTTTTTCACCCTCACTGAATGAACTATATGAAAAGTCTTCGTGAATGGGTGACTTTACCGTTTCGTTAAATTCTTCATCCAGATTGAAATTAATATAAAAATCCATCATCTGAAGGTAACGATTCACCTGCTGATTTATGAACGGAAGATACTTCTTAATTATCTTCGTTTTAACGCCATCGTCCTTGAGTAAGGAATAGGCAAAATCGTAATAAACGATTTCTTCTTTTTTCTTTGCTAATTCTTCAAATGTTTTTTGGAGATTGGAGCGAAATTCTTCTAACTTCTCATGCTCAGTATTTCGGTTTGCAAGGTTTTGGGTAATTGTTTGAATTTCATTTTCAAGATCTCGGATTTGTCGCTGGTTAAGTGATATCCGAGTATTGTTTTGAGAAATCTCATGATTGAGTTTCGTAATCTCCTTGGAAAGTGCGTTGAATTGACGCTCTCGTTCCTGTTCGAACTTTATTGTTTGTTCAAGTTCTTCATAACCATCTTTAAGTTCCTTTGCTTTATTTTGAGCGTCGGTAATTCTATTTAACCGAAACTCTTCTTCGATAGTTTGGGTACATGTAGGGCATACCGTATTTTCAGTAAAAAACTTATGCTCTTTGGTAATTGCAGATACTTTCTGGGAGATTTTACCTTTTAGATTGTTTAGTTTTACTAACTTATCACCAGCACCAATAACTTCTTCTTGTTCTTTTGTGAACTTAAAAATCTTTTCTTCTGTTTTAGAATTTTCAGCAATATAAACACCAACCTCAGAATCTAATTTGGTAATCTTTTCCTTATTAGAATTAATATTGGCATTACCACGATTTTCCAGTTCTTCGATGAAGTCTTCCTGCATCTTCATCTTGTCCTTAATATTATCCTTCCTCAAATCAAGAGATTTGACCTGCTCCCTTTTTTCCCGAAGTTTATCCTTTACAAGGTTATTCATTGCAGAGAATACACGAATATCCAAAAGATCTTCGATCACCTCACGACGATTCGATGTCGTAAGTTGCATAAATGGAACAAAAGTACTACTACCCAGAATTACAATCTGAGTAAAGGATTTGTAATTAAGTTTGAGAATACTTTCTTCAAGGATACGCTGCATCGCACGATCATCTGCTTCACGATGCATTGGAGTTCCATTTACAACTATATCAAATACTGATGGTTTGATACCACGTCGAATAAGATACTGACGAGTATTAATTGCAAACTCAACTTCAACAACACATTCTCTTTCATTAGTTGTGTTAACAAGTTGGGGTTTATTAATTTTCCTGAATGGTTTATTAAACAGAACAAAAGTCAAAGCATCCAGAATAGTGGACTTACCAGCTCCGTTTGTTCCAATAATAAGATTTGTGTGATTACTTTGGAAGTCAACTTCTGTAAAACTGTTTCCAGTTGAAAGAAAATTACGCCAACGGATCTTTTGAAAGGTTATCATTCAGTTTAGGGGGAATAACAATATCGTTTGCTGTAACGACGGCATATTTGTAATTATACCTCTTACAGGTCATTATTGCAAGGGCATCATCAACCTCTACAACATCCATTTCAGTATCTTCCTGATCTTCAAGCATCAAAGCATAACGAACGGCATCATCTTCTTCTTCAAAGAGGAAAAGAACCTTTTCCCCATATCTGTTTTGAACAGCGTATGCCCCGTCTTCTTTTTGATCTTTAAGAGTCAGAAGAAACATTACTCAACCTCGCAAGCTTGTGAGTATATCTTTTGTAAAATACCTTTGATGATTGATTTATCACAATCAATTTCAGATTCATCAATATATCTATTCAAAATAGAAATTGTATTTTCAGACTCTTCAACTTCAAAATCTTCATCAATATGTATTTCAAAATTCTCTACGATTTTGAGTTCTTGAATTCCAGATGAATAAAGTTTATCAATGAATTTTTCAAACTTCTTAGGATCAGATTTCTTCTTTACAATGACCTTTACAATTTTTCCAACATACTCACGAGTATCAAATGTTTGATATGGAGTATCTTCATAGTAAACATTGTAGAAAAGTTTATATGGGTTATTGATCGGTTCAAATCCTAATGTTTCTGTGTCAAAGATATGAAATCCGCGAGTATCATTCACATCGTTCCAGAACATCTCATAGGGATTTCCTAGATAGTAGATTTTCCCGTTGTTCGATCGAGTGTGATAGTGTCCCGAGAAGACAAGTTCGAACTTCTCAAATAGTTCGCTTTCCATACCGTCTTCCATGACGTGCCCGCGATGAGCTCTAAATCCATTGAGTTCAAGGTGCCCCATCGCACACTTGCAAGATGTATTTTGAATAGATTTGAAAGTAGTCTCCTCATTTTCTTGATTAATCCATGGAACAAAAAGTACTTTTAATTTATCTAACTTAACTTCTTCTACTTCTGAATAGATTTTGATATTATCATATTCTTTGAGAAGGAGACCTACTGAATTGACTGAGTTAGTATTTTTATAGTATGCTGTGTGGTTCCCAACAATCGTGTGAACAGTCACACCCATTTGTTGAAGGCGATCATAATAGTTCTCTTTTGCCCATTCAAGTGCCCAAAGATCAATTGATCTACGGTTATCAAAAGTATCTCCCATATCGACAACAGTTTTGATATTGTTCTCTTCCAGATATGGAAAGAAAACGGTATCATAAAACTTTTTAAAATAGTCGTGGAGAAACTTGGACGATTTCCTAGCACCAAAATGCTGATCTGTAATGATCGCAACCTTCATCGATTCTTGTAAGCAATATTGTCCTTGATCGTATTATAGTCGGAACTGCTGCCAGAAAGCAAGCTATCGTCAACCATCATTACCTCATCAAAACCAGTCCGTTCGATGATCTTGGTCTTGATTTCAAGTTGCTTCTTTTCTTTCTGAATACGACGGAGAAAAGCGTAGTGAATGATTTGAGTAAAGTATGCAAATGGATTCTTTGACTTCTCTGGATCAAAGTTATGAATATACTGGACGCAGTTTTCAATACCATCAGAGATCATATCATCCCGAAACATATAGTTCACAAAGTTCGGTTTGTATGAGAGGTGTGTAGCGATTTTAAGAAAACATTCGCCAAGATAGTTTGAGATTGGTGGTTTACCTTCCCAGTGCTTTGCTCTTTCTTCTTTTGGTTGCTTTGTAAGATCTTTATCGTAAATCTTCAAGTATGACTTTTCAACTTTTGTTCTATAAACAATCAGTGCTTCAAGTAACTCCTTGTTATTTACATAATGTTCTGATTTCTTTTTGGACATAACATCGGTCTCAGTAGATAAATTTTTGTTATGTTCATTATAGCATACTTTGGGGGCTTGACAACATTGGAAATTATGAGTAGAATCTCTTTGTTCCCGTTGAAGATCAGATTCTAGCTTTCTTTATTATCTTTAAGGTCTTTACGGAAAATATTCTCCAAAGTCTTTCTAGCATCTTCAACAGAAGAGATATATCCCATTTTATTAGATATCTGAACCTTACCATCTAGTTCAATATCAACATCTTCATCATTAATATATCTTTCGTAAAAGGTTATCATTTGACTTTCTTTTACTTCAGTCATAGTAACGATCTTATCGTACTTAATGATAAAGAAATCATCAGATGGTACTTCCATCCAAGGTTTTACTTTAACGTACTGTCCTATGTGATTAGTAACAACTTTCATTATGACAGGATTTTGAAGTATTACAATAGGATCCCCATCGTTATCATCAACGCATATTAAAGAAAATATTTCTTCACCTGTAACAAGTTTAATTGCTGCGTAAAACTCTTCTCCCATTAGTTTTTTAGCGGTATGTTTACAATATCATAGTTAAAGTTTTCTTCGTTATAAACTTTGATTCGCTCGATTAAATGATTGAGTGTATAATTTTTTCTTGACTTATAACTGATATCATCGGCAATATCATATAAAGTCGCTTTTGTCTTGTTGTCTCCTTTTCTTAGAACTCTTCCAATTGATTGGAGATTTCTAATTCTTGATTTACTTGGAGAAGCAAAGATAACATTATGTAGGTTTTTAATATTAATGCCTGTTGAAAAAGTTCCGTAAGAAGCAACAATGATTGCGTTATTTTCTTTTTCGGTAATTTCTCTAACTTTTTCTCTGTCTTCTGTGTCTACTCCACCGTGTACAAAAAACACGTGACGATTTTCATCGATATTCTTATTTATGAGTTCATATAAAGGTTGACCATGACCTTCAACTCTTGAAAAAAGAATTAAAGTATTACCTTTGAGATCAAGAGCAAGATTGCGAATAAACTTGTTACGTTTTTCATGATTGATGATATATTGAACTTCATCCTCAAAGGTCTCAAACTTATTTGGTGGGTGTTTCAATAGCAGTATATTGATATCCAATTTGGCAACGTGACCCTTTTGCATTAGTTCTTCTGTTCTAATGATCTTGTATGAAGGGCCAAATAAACCTTCTAGAACCCATTTGTGAGTTTGTGTTCCGTCTAGAGTTCCTGTAAAACCGTAACGAAATTTAGCATCAGAAAGTTTTGTCATTATAGATACTAATGACTTTGATTTAAACTGGTGTGCTTCATCTCCAACGACCACATTGAATCTTGAAAAGTATTGACGCGGAAGTTTGTAGATGGACTGCCAGGTTGTAATGATCACCTGAGAGTCAGTTTCCCTCTCCTTTCCTGCGTATATCTTGTGGCAGTATGAACCCACGTCCCACCCATAATCTGCAAAGTCTTTATACATCTGTTCTACAAGGGATGTCGTCGGAACGACTATCAGAGTATTTTGTCCTTTCTCAACGTAGTATCTCACAATCGAATATATCATCAATGACTTTCCAGAAGCAGTTGGAGATATCAACAACTTTCGATTGTGTCTTAAAGCGTCGTATACTCCCTCAACTTGGTACTCACGGGGAGCATACTTGCAAATAGAAGTCATATAGTCTTTGACTCCTTCCTTTGAGATATGTTCGTTTACTTCAAAAGGAAGTCCATAGAACTTATTATTTGTAAATTCATAACTATAATCATGAGTCTCACAAAATCTTGTAATTTTATCTAACAAACCTACATAAATTTCACCAGTCTGCGTATTAAATAACCGAATTTTTCCATCCCAGTGCCTGTTACGGAACTGGGGCATAAACTTGGCACCTGGTACGTCAAACGTGAACTGGTCTGCTAATTCATAATAGACGTGAGGTTCTGCTTTTACCTGGAGATAGACCTCATTCTTTTTAGATATAACCAAGTGTGACATAAGTTCATATCAATACAAAAATATTTATTGCCAATAAAAAAGAGGCATTTCTGCCTCAGTTAAATCCTGCTTGGAATCTATGCCATTCAATGGCATTTTTGATTTGATAAGTTCTATTTGAAATTGTTTTGATTACTTCTTCTAGAAACTTTAACATAATGTCATAGTATCTAATTTTGAGATCTATCTTATTCAGTTTCTCATCGGCATCCATATGCCTCTGCAATGCCTCTTTATCTCTAACCTTGTACGGGAAAGGTTCTTCTTCGTAAACCTCAATAGATGCCTTTCCTGTATAGTAATTATACCGTTCGAGTTTTACCTTATTGTGAGTCTCTCTTGCACGTTCACGCAACAAAGTAATCGTATTGTAAACTGTATAGTACTTTGCGTGCAATTGTGGAATTTTTAAAGACTCATCGTGTAAGTTATCAGGATCTATGACAGAATCTTTCTGCCACATCTCCTGAATTTGATCAAGATCCATTAAGTCGATGATTTCAGTTGATACACAGTATACTTGAAAGATGCCTCTGCTGTAAAGTATTGAACGTCAGATGCTGACGCATCAAAATCAAGAGAACTCAATGAGACTGGAAATAGATCTAAAAATTTAACCTTTGCAACTTCCTTAAAGTTACTGTTCAAAACACGAAGAGTTCCATCACTAAATTGTGCCTTCATATCTCTTTTGTTTTCAACAGTTGTCAGATCTTTAAATTGAGTTGTAATTTCTGGGAAACCTAATCCAACTAACCAATCATAAATTGTAATATAATTTTCCATATTTTCATCAACAATAAATTTTATAGTCAGATCTCCATAATTTAATTTTTCACCTGGAACATCAAGGTCCTTTAAATATGTTGATTGTCTAGCAACGTCCAAAGTAATTTGTGGTATTCTGGCACTATTGGAGAAAAAATCTACTTTTGGATATCTTGCCAAAGTAAATTTGAATCCAGTGACAGATAAAAAGTTTCTGTTACTAATTTGGTTTGCCCAATTACAATTTGTCATTATTTTTTCTTAGTTGGAACTATTTTTGGAATGCTCATATTTACCTTTATACCCAAATCAGGAATTTTTGGTTATGGTTGTGATAAAGTTTTGACGTAAACTTTTTGTTTACCTGCTTCTATTGCAGTAATATTGGGATTTCCTGTAAAATCTCTAGTAGTTTGTAATGCTGCATCTAAATATACTGATTTATTATGATCTCCAGCTGATCCAAAGTTTCCAGTGTCACGAACAGTAGTTGACGCAATTGGGGCCTTTGTTCCTGGTGCTTTTGTTATTTGTAACTTTGTTCCAAATGGAATAGAAGGTTTAGAGCTTGTTCTAGATGCATATGGAACAGCAACTAGCCTTTGAGTGTCATCAAATTTATGACCACTTGCAGTTAATGATCCGGGAGTATCTGCCTTACTGTAAGTGCTTACAGTTACTGGTTTCCAACCATATCTCTGTTGTTCTACTTCGGTATGAGGACGTTGGGTGAATTTTCCAGTAGACTTATCTAAAACACCAGGTTTATAGTTCTTGTAAGCAAGAACTTTTGTGTTTGCTTTTGGTTTTACTTGTGGTTTAGATGCAAATGGATTCCAAAATTCTAAAATATCAGCATCACCACAAAATTCTTTAAAAGTTTTCATTATCAATCATTGATAATGAGATTAAACCAAGTTTCACTCATACCATTGATGATGCTATCTGCAGATTCCTTATCTTGGGCATAACCTTCACTGATAAGATGCTCAACAACCTTTTCGTAGTTCTTATGAATTTCTTGCGATTGCTTAGGAGTAGGCTTCATTTTTCTACTAG